CAGTTGAACACTGGTTGACAACTTGTGAGAAATATCGGCATGTGCGGGTGCCGCCATCAATAACATTCCAAGGGCAATCAATGCTCTTTTCATCTAAGAAGACCACATTACACTGCAAGTATTTAGTTTTCCCAACTTCTAAATAATAAAAAGAGTTCTTGTCTGTACATGTCTTGGTCGGCTGAATACAAAAAATCGATCAACTGTGATAACCCAAAAGGTTTTTCTCAAAGAGCTCATTGTCAAGGCCGCAAGAAAAAAATGAAAGAGGCGAAAGACCACGAAGTCGCCATGGCTCAGTCCCAATTGAAAAATATTGAAGACAACGTGAGAAAACTGAAGAAGAAACTTGGATCCAAGGAAAAGGATATTCCTGCTTGGATGCAAGATAAAATCAGTAAGACCCATCACAATATGTCTGCGGTCGGTGAATATCATGAACAACGTAGTGATGATCCTTCCTATCCAATTGGAAAGAGAATTGAGCCTGATGCTCGTGAGAGAGAAATTATTAGAAAAGCGAATAGAACTGAGTTTGACAAGAGTATGGACTCTTTGTCCAATAGTATTAAAAAGAATACCCTAAAACCAAAAGCACCTAGAAATCCTTTGACACTGCCAATGCCAGAGGAAACCATTCATGAAGAAGGTCTCCGTGATTGGTTTGGTAAGTCCAAATCAAAAGATGGTAAGAAAGGTTGGGTCAACGTGGTGACTGGTGATTCTTGTGCCAGTGACAAACCAGGTGAAGGTATTCCTAAGTGTGTATCTTCTGCAAAGAGAGCCAGCATGTCTAAGAAAGAAAGACTTGCAGCTCAACGTGCGAAAAGACGCCAAGATCCTGGTCAACAGAAGAAGTCTGGTGCAGCTAAACCAACCATGGTGAAGACTGACAGAAAGACGAAGAAAGAAGAGATCGAACTCCTTGATGCCTACGGCAACACTTTTGCGACTATTCAAGACATTATCAAGCCAGAACCCATGCAAGCAACCAACTGCCCCAGATGCGGACAAAACCCTTGTGTCTGTTCTCCTGAATATGACATTGAGGCGATGACTGAAGCAAAGGACAAGAAAGGTAAAGGAAGTGGTGAAAAAGACGCTTGTTACCATAAGGTTAAGTCTCGTTATTCTGTATGGCCTTCTGCTTATGCCTCAGGTGCTCTGGTTAAGTGTCGTAAGAAAGGTGCTGCCAACTGGGGAAACAAGAAAGAAGGATATGAGTTTGAGTTCAATCAGGACTACCACAAGAGCCTGGTAGAGAAGTGTTGGGTTGGTTATACCCAGAAGGGTATGAAGAAGAAGGGAGACAAGATGGTCCCCAACTGTGTTCCTGTTAGTGAAGAGACGGAAATCCAAGAGAAGGTTCAAAGATATAACGAACTGGGTCAAACCGTTGCAGTTACCTTGAGATTTAGAGGTAAGATCTTCTATCTCCAACTGTTCTTCCCAACCGTCAAATTCCCTAACCGTAAGGAAGTTGAAGCTCAGGTTCAAAAGATCTATCCAGATGCAGTTGTTATGATGGCAGTTCCTGCAACTGTTGATCCAACCAAACCAACCATTAGAGTTGCTGAGGAAGTTCTTCCTGACGGTCCTGCTGCAGACAAGAGAAACCCACAGAAGCCCAAGAGAAAAACTCAGGGTGGTGATGTAAGACCTGGAATTGCACAAAGAATTAAAGAACAGTCTGTTCCATATGGGGCTAGATCACAACCTCTTTCCATCCCCATGATGGGAAAGGATATAGATGGCAAACCCATGAAGATGTATGGTGCTGCACCTTTTCCAACAATTGATTTTGAAAAAAGACAAAGAATGAGAGACCTTCGTCTTATTAAAAAACAAGGAGAGAAAACCACTCAAGTCGCTCACTTTGAACCAGAAGGCGAAGCAATAGATGAACAATCAGTTCCTGTTACTGCATACAATAAGGGCGATTACCCAAAAAACGCTGGTGCGATGACACCAAAGGAGATTGAGAGAGCAAACGAAGGTTCTGCAAACAGAATTAGAAAAACCATCAAACTTGCAAATTCACACGAACCCGAAGGTGAGATGGTTGAGGGAGCTGCCTGGACAAAAAAGTCTGGTAAGAACCCTTCAGGTGGATTGAATGAGAAGGGTCGTAAGTCTTATGAAAGAGAAAATCCTGGTAGTGATCTCAAAGCCCCATCAAAGAAAGTCGGTAACAAGAGACGTGCATCATTCTGTGCAAGAATGAAAGGCATGAAGAAGAAACTGACTTCTGCCAAAACTGCTAACGATCCCGATAGCAGAATCAATAAGTCCCTTAGAGCCTGGAATTGCTGATCATGAAAACATTTCAACAGTTTGTAGAAGGATACAAGGGTGATAAGAAAGAGAAAAGTCTCTACGCCCGTTATAAGAAGATCAATGATCCTCAACCTCCAGCAGATCCACTGAAACCAAAAACTCTTGGTGAGAGTGTAAACATCTCTGGCGACTTCAACGGAAACCTTTACATTAACTCCCAACCAGAACAACAGGTTGAAGAGAGTTATGTTGCAGATATCCTCTGGGAAGGTAATCTCTATCGTCTTGAACTGAAAGGTAGAATGCCTTCAAAGGATCAGTTGGCGGAAAATCTTCAGTCTTCATATCCTGGTGCATTGGTTCAACAGATTTATCCTGTCACTGAAAGTAACCTAGATATTAAAAGCGCGAAGAGATATCATCCCGCAAAACTAGATTGGGTATAATTCATGGCTCAGTGGAATAAGAATACACAGGACTATCTCAACCAAGAGAGAACTCTCCATGAAGTTTTCATGTGTGCCGACAGATACGGCAACATTGGAAACTGTGGAGTTGCTACTGGAGTAGGTGGTGGAGGATATGATGCGTTTGGTAGAATGCGTGTATCTGAGCCATACACACTTGCAGACTATACTCACATCTATGGCGAAGAAGTTGAATTATTAACTAAAGCAATTGGTACAGGATCAACAACCGTTACAAACGCAAACACAGCATCTATTGGTCTTATAGTTGGTGTTGGTTCAACCTCACAGGTGATACACCAATCAAGAATGTATCACCATTATATGCCAGGTAAATCTCAATTTGCCATGGCAAGTTTCAATTTCATCGATTATAGAGCAAACACAACTAAAAAGGTTGGATATTTTGATGATAGAAATGGTGTATTTCTCCAACAGGCTGGAGATGGTACTGTTTCGATTGTAAGAAGATCTTACACTACAGGAACCGCAGTTGACACCGTTGTCAATCAATCCAACTGGAGTTTGGATCCTTTAGATGGAACTGGTCAGTCTGGTATAACTGCTGATTGGACAAAAACTCAATTGTTTATTACAGATTTTCAGTGGCTGGGAGTTGGAAGACTTAGATGTGGATTAGTTCTAGACGGAAGTAACTTCTATTTTCATGAGTTTCAACATGCAAATAATCTAGAACATGTCTATTGGAGTTTACCTTCACTTCCAATTCGTTGCGAAGTTGCAAATACCGACACTGCTGTTGGTATCACATCAATGGAACAGATTTGTGCCACTGTAATGAGTGAGGGTGGATATGTTGAGACTGGTGTTGAGTTTGGTGCCTTTAATGGTCCAATATCATTCTCTAACTCTGGTGGTGCAACTGCGAGACAATGTGTTATGGCTCTTCGTTGCAAGAACACATTCAAAGGAATTCCAAATAGAACAACAGTAAGAATAACTGGGGTTGAGTGTTTAAGTGATGCTACGAATTGTAGAATTGAGATTTGGAGACTACCAAGTAATAACAATATTACTGGTGGAAGTTGGACAAGTGCTGATGATGATTCAGCTGTAGAATACAATGTTGGAATAACCACTAACTTCACAACAACTGGTGGAGATTTGAGACAGGCAACTTTGATTGCTGCAAACAATCCATCAGGTCAGCAAGCATCTGCTCAAGTTGCATTTAACCCAACGACTGCTAGAAGATCTTATATTGCACAAAATATTGATTCGGATGATAGTAATATTTTTGCCGTTATTGTGAATAACTTAGACACTAATACAACGACAGATGTCTTTAATACTATTCAGTGGAGAGAAACACGTTAATGTGTTGAAACCAGTATTAAGTTATACGAAGGAATAGTTAAGAGATAGTGTATCTTATAGATACAGCTTTGAGCCATGCTCTACTATGGGAACATCCTTAATTAGTTTGTACTTGTGTATGTTCATCCTCATCGGGATGATTTGGTACGCGGGTATTGAAGGAACTATGCGTGTGTTTGTTTATCTTGAACTACAAATCAAGTATTTGTGGATTAAGATCCAAATGTATTTTATGAAACGCAGGTTACAAAAACAATTGGGAATACCATCTAAACTCTCAGACTTTAATGGATAACGACAAAGAAATGTCCGATCTCTCTATGGAGAGAAAGGAATGCCCGAAGTGTGGTGCTTTGTGGATTAATGGTCAGCACTACTGGGCAGGCACAGGTAAAAAGGGAAACGAACTGGATCTTGCAGGTCTGGTTTGCAACAATCTAGGTGACGAAACCTGCATAAACCCATGCATGGGTAAAGAAGGTGGAGTAACATGGGCTCAAAGATTGGAATCTTTAGACAATGACCACCCCAGTAACTAAAGAAGAAGTTCAGGAGATGATCGATGCAGCAATACGACGCCACAACCGTAATGCTTCTATCATTAGTATGTGCGTCGGTTGGGTGGTTCTTGCTTTATTTGCTGAGGGACTTTTAAGACTCGTCGGGGCTATTCCTCCCCTATTGCCATGGCTCAAAATCACATTGAACTGATTGGTTGTATTTTATTATTTGTTTTTGGGATTACGATGTTCTATCAGGGCACGATGATCATTAGAGGACATCATGGTTACAGACATTGCGAAAGAGAACAGAAGAAGTCCGAAGACATGCGTAAAAGAATAGAAGAGTTGCTAAAGGACAAATGAAACCACTTATCCTCATTGCGTGCTTTTTACCACTGGGTATCATCTACATAGTAATGAAACTCTCAGTATGGATTGCAACTATCGAAGCTGAAAGAACCTATGTCAGAGATGATGCCAAACGACCACATGGACCCTATGTGGAAAACCCATATGGAGACGTTGATGAAGAGGACGAGGAATATGGAAGTAAAACAGATTATCGATGAGGCTCTGTGGAGGTATTACTTTGAAAAGGGAATGGAGGTTCCACAGTGGAGAAGGAACAAGGATCCACAATGGTGGACAGATTACCTGAACGAATTGAACTCTGGAGAATAATGGAACATCTGTTAGGAAAGGCACTTTTAATCGTTGCCATACCATTTGTATTAACTACAATTTATTTCGGTTCAAAGAAGGGACACTACTATGAATCCGAACACTATAAGGGCAATGGAACCGCACACTAGGCAAAAGTTTCATTTTGCTTGGTCTTCATTTTCAAGAATATATGGAGTCAGTCATGTCACAACAGACATGGTTGACTTTTGTTATGATTGGGCTAAAACTGACGAAGTTGCACCACTCGATTGTTTAAATCACACAGATAGGTATTTTAGAGAAAAATGGGCCATGTTGCACGGTGGGTGATGGAAAATCCATTCACCTTAGGTATACTCAGTTACTTTTTGATTGTAGTACCCATACTTGGAATTTGGGCAGTGCATAAGTATAAATGGGAACATTGGGCACCTTTCGATGGAACTCATACTAAGACCCCACCAGAACCTGAATGATCCAACTTGGAGTGTAATCATACTTCTGTGTTGCGGATTGGCTTTTACTGCGTGGTGTATTTACTACATACTTAAGCTAGCATATAATGAGTTAGATGAGTGAAAACGTATATCTTGGAAACCCGAACCTCAAGAAGGCCAACACTGCCATTGAGTTCACCAAAGACCAGATCGAAGAATTTATTAAGTGTAAAGACGATCCTGTTTACTTTGCGCGAAATTATATTCGTATCGTTTCTCTGGATGAAGGTCTTGTTCCTTTTGAACCTTATAAGTTTCAAGAGAAGCTGATTAGTCGTTTTCATAAGAACAGATTTAACATCTGCATGATGCCCCGACAGACGGGTAAGTCAACCACGTCGGTATCATACTTGCTTCACTACATTGTTTTTAACGACAGTGTGAATGTTGGTATTCTTGCCAACAAAGCGTCAACCGCGAGGGAACTCCTCAGTAGGTTACAACTTGCATATGAGAACCTGCCAAAATGGATGCAACAGGGTATCATTGCATGGAACAAAGGATCAATGGAGTTGGAGAATGGCAGTAAGGTATTGGCAGCTTCTACATCTGCGAGTGCTGTCCGAGGCATGTCGTTCAATATCCTCTTCCTCGATGAGTTCGCGTTCGTCCCTAATCACATCGCTGACTCCTTCTTTGCATCTGTTTATCCTACTAT